GAATTGAAGCGCTGACGGGGCTTTACAGCGAGTTCGGCGAGTGGTCAGACCGCAAGTTGTGGCTGTATGACCAACAAGGCACGGTTGACGCAAGCCGGGTGCTTGGCATGGCCCGGTACTGCTGCAAAGAGCTGGGGATAACTCATATCGTGATTGACAGCTTGATGAAGTGTGCCAGGGGCGAGGATGATTACAACGGGCAGAAGGATTTTGTAGACGAACTGACGTCTTTAGCCCGTGATAACCAGGTGCATATCCATCTTGTGCACCACATGAAAAAACCCAGCGGTGGTGAAAATCAGGTCTGCGGAAAGTACGACGCGAAGGGCTCTGGCGCTATCAGTGATCTTGTGGATAACTTTTTTGTGGTGCATCGAAACAAAGAGAAGGCAGACGATATCGCGGCTAAAGGAAAGATGTCAACGAAGCGCAGTGAACCTGATTGCTTTTTGATCTGCCGCAAACAGCGTAACGGCGAGGACGAACCAAAATTTCTGCTGTGGTTTGACCGGGACAGCCAGCAATTCATGGGTGAGTAAAACGACCCGGTAATGTTTTTCCCTAACTTTCCGCATAGACCTACGTAGTTCGCGGGTAAACACCTATACCAATCCAAATTTAAACGGCGAGAATAAACGCATGAAAACAACCATCATCCTAGATATTTACCATAAAGAGACAATGGGTTTTCTTTTTGAAAAAATAGAGTCGAGTATTAATGATTTGCCGGGTGTTGTGTCGGTGATGGCTAGGGCTCCTGGGATGGTGGTTATGAACCCCGTGACGCAGCCAACCATTACCGACGAAAAAGCAGAGCTTTTAAAACAAGTTCGGGACTTGATGAATGTATCAAACCAAATCCTTAGCCGGGTTCAATTAAAGGGCTGAAATGAACCAAAACGACACTCTAACCATCGCAGAAATTGCAACCCTGCGTGAAATGATACAAGTTCATGATCTGCGCAAGGAAGAAGTCGAGCTTGAGAACTACATTTTTGGGGTAGCACCTGCTAAATGCAAACATGGCATAAATTATTCGCAAACATGCATTGATTGCTGCAATGAATCAATGTATGCGAATACAAGCAAGGGCTAACCGATGACTGAATGGCCCGGAAAACAGCTAGGAATCCGCGCCCCTGAGCGTGACGAAACACTACTGAGCCGGGGTGAGGTAGATCACTTGCTGGCGCACTGGGCTGAGATTGTTCGCATCTTTTGGCGACCTATTGGAGATGATAAATAACATCAACCGCGATGCCATCCTATCCCACCTGATCCGAATGGCGCAGGTTGACAAGGCTTACGCATGGCAGGCCAGCAAGGACTACGCAAAGCTGTTCGATGGCTGGTCTGATCTTCCTGAGTTGCTCGCGGCGCACATGAAGCAATTGAAAGCGGAAAGCACTAAGCTGGAGAATTGAATGGACAACATGAAATATCGATGGTCGCTAAAATTTGAAACATCACAGGGTGTAGTTTGGTATCGAGCTACATGCGCTTTATCAGAGGCTGGGTTCACGCCACTTTTTCCAACCAAAAGAGAGGCAGAGGATTACAAGCGGGCACGGTGTCCAGGGAGTAACTGGGTTGTGGCCAGGCTTAAAGTTTCTGAATAGTGAACCAAGGGTTAGTACCAATTGCAGGCAGCGCAGAAAAAGCGAGAATTGAACCTTAACCACTGGAGAATTTATGTCAATCACTGAAATCATCAAGCCAATCACGTTGCTCAAAGGCTCACACGAAGACACCGGAACAACCGGCCAGGGCTGTGTGATGAACGTCATTTCGTATTTGAACGGCGAAGCACAGATAACGGATTCGTCGCCGTGTGTTTGCCCGTCTGTGCGCCGGATGCTGATCCGCGCAAATGACGTTTTGGAACAGGCAGATAGGCAAGAGCTGATGCAATTCATTGAACGTGCAATGGGCAGCGCAACGGATGATAAGACCGAAGTCCGGCGGCGCATTGATTGCTTGATTGAATACGGCAAAGGGCAGAAGGCATGGTGGAGGTCCAACGCCTACGCCTACGCCAACGTCAACGCCTACGCCTACATCAACGCCTACGTCAACATCAACGTCAACATCAACGCCTACGTCAACATCAACGCCTACGCCGACGCCAACGCCTACGCCTACGCCCACGCCGACGAATACGCCTACGCCTACGTCAAAAAATTCAAACCATATTACGATCAATGGAAATCTGCGGTTTTCAAGTTCCTTGATGCCGCATTGCCAAAAGCGCCGACGTTCCCGACTGAGGTTTTGAAGCGTGCGCAGGAATTGGCAGAATTGGCGTAGCGAGAATTAACGAATGACCGGATGGACGCTTGAGCTGATGCAGGACGAATGCCGCCCGCTGGGGCAATGGTTTGCCAGCCGCTTAGATTGTCGAGAAGTTTTACGAAGGAATTTAATGACCCGTTACGCACTTCGCACAGACGCAAATCAATCCGCCATTGTTGAGGCGCTACGGGCCGCTGGCGTGACCGTGGACATCATCGGATTGCCAACGGATTTACGCTTGGCAGAGAATGGACATTTTGCTTACATGGAAGTCAAAGACGGCGCAAAGTCACCTAGCCGCCGAAAAAAGACGGACGTGCAGGAAGCATTCTTTGTGAAGTATCCGCCGCCAGAATGGCCTGTGTTTCTAGTGGATTCGGTGGAATGTGCGCTGCGGCATTTGAAGGTTTGGAGGGCGGGACGATGATTAAACGCGAAGCATTTGCAATTGAAGTAGCTACTATCGACAATGGGCGCTTTGCCCATCTGGTAGATGCGCTGCCATTGCTAGGTGACAATTGCAAAAAGTGTAACCACTTTAATCCACATATAAACGATCCTGGAAAGGGTTTTCGTTGTCGGTGCATGGGGTCTTGCCCAGCGGCTACGCTGCATCCTGAATTGCAGGCGTATATTTGGAGGCATCTGTGAAAAGGGTTTTCATCCTTTGCCCAGCCCCGCATCCAGCACGTGCCCGGGCAATCGAGGCAGTCCGTGAAGCGCCAGAAGGCCAGGTGGTGACCATTGCAGCGCCTACCCGCAATTTGGAGCAAAATGCTCTATTCCACAGCCTCTGCACCGACATTGCAAAATCACCGCTGGAATGGGCCGGAAAGCGTCGAGATGCGGCAAGCTGGAAGGTTTTGCTAGTCAGCGGGCACGCTGTGGCGACCAAAGAGGGCGCGGAAATGGTGCCGGGGCTTGAGGGTGAATATGTGAATCTTCGCGAAAGTACAGCGCTGATGAGCAAAAAAAGGGGCTCAAGTTTGATCGAATACACAATTGCGTTTTGTGCGCAGAATGGGGTGAAAACACAATGACCGACTATTGGACGGATGCCTATTTTAACGGCTGGCTTGGCGCTGTGATTTTGTGGATGAATTTTCAACTTTGGGCAATATTAGCAATCATATTTATTTTCAAGCCATGACCGCCTTCCCGAAAACTAACCACTACCGAGACCCGCATTTACTCGCGCTGGCGCGTGACCGGGAATGCCTGCTACGGATACCCGGCGTTTGCAATCAAGGTGAGACAGTGGCAGCACACAGCAACGCCGGAATACATGCTAAGGGCAAAGCAATCAAGGCTCACGACTATTTCAGTGTATGGGCGTGCCCCAGGTGCCATACTTGGTTAGACCATAGCTATGTGGCAAGCAGAGAGGAGCGCCGGGACGCATTTGACGCCGCCTACACCCGACAACTGGCCGCGTGGCTGAGTCTGAGCATTGACCAGACGGAAACAGAACGCAACCGCCGTGCCGCCCATGATGCGCTGATGGCTTATGAAAAATGGAGAGAATCATGAATTGGCAACCGATTGATACAGCACCAAATGATGGGACATGGATTTTGCTCTATGGCGGTAATTGTGGAGAAGATGAATATGACGGTGGAAGTCGCATAGTATCAGCACAATGGACAAGGTTTTTAAATGGGCAAAAAATGGTAAAAGGACACTGGCAGTTTGCATGGTTCGATGGCGGATATTACGGTGAGTATAAAAATCCCACCCACTGGATGCCACTGCCAGCAGGGCCTGATAAATGACAACGATTGAAAAGCTGCGTGTCAAGCGCAAAAACTACATGAATGCCGGGAAACCCAGCCACGCCAAGGTGGTCGAGGATTGCATCAAGATCGTGAAGGCTGAAAAGCCGGGGGTTGAAGTTCTGAAAAAATCACCTCTCACGGGCTACAAACCGACATCAGTTTGGCAGATTTAGCGCACCCCTTTGGAGGCAGTCTGAGCCAAATACAGCACCTCGCGCATCCGGCAAACCAGTCGGCTAAGGTCAGACCGGCTGCATTTGGACATGATTGACGCACTGGTCTGCGTGCGGCCCTGGCACAGCACCAGACAAGCCCCGTGCATGGCCCGGATAGAGGTCAGGCGCATCAGCTTGCAAAGGGCTGAGAATGACTCTTCGGTGATGATGGTTTGTTTCATGATGTGGCCTTTGCAATGGCAGCGCGGGCAGTTTCTGGCACAGCGTCGGAATTGATTCCACCAAGAGACGCGATGCAGTCACGCAGCGCCGACAGCAATTCATCGTGAGAGTTGACGCAGCGGACAATGTGCGCGGCGTTGGAATCTCCGCCGTCAAAACATGCCGCAATGCGGATTCTTCCAGCAGTGCCATAAACGTCCATAGGGTATTTTTCGCCAACCCTCCAAGGGAATTTAGCGGGTAAAGTAGTCATGATGTGATTTCAGGGGTTGAGGGGTTAGGCGGCTTGCTTCATCAATTTATTGACGAACAGCGAAAATTGTCCTGAAGTTGAGTTTTCGGCTTTTACAAAAAGGACGCCACGAAAAAACTCATGATCTTCTGGCGCTGCAATCAATGGGACAACCTTATTGATGATTGTTTCAATTTGCAGAGGATTGAATGGTTGGGCTACTTTGGCCATTTGAGTTACTCCGTTTGGTTGTTGATGATGCAATGATAGTGCAGCTAGATGCGCAATTCAAGGCGAAACAGAACTATTTCATTAGGACAAACCCGTGGTGTACGGATGAACAGTTATAGAAAGGGTGGACTCTACTAGCCCAGAAAGAGGACGACCCGGTTGCAGCCGGGTCGTGAATGCAACTATGTCCACGCCGGACGAACCATGGAAGGAGGTAACCATATGCGCTACGACCACGTTATCGCTGACGTGTTGCCCTTGGGATTGACACCCCAAGGATCAACGATCATGAGATAGAGCCTAGCTACCTTGCCCACAGCGTTGCTGACTGGGGCACGCTTTATTATAGCCGAACGCCTCATTCAAGTCCATAAGAGTTTTCAATCAAAAGACTAACCGCTTTTAATTGAAAAATATGGCAAACTACAGGTGTCCTGGCGAAAGTCAGCTTGAGTCTGTTGTTTGAAAAATAATGACAGCGGCTCGGATAGGCGAATGCAAGCTATCCCGAGCGTCGTCACTGGCCCCTTCTTATGGCCTTTTTTACATCCAGAATTGACAAATAGTTTGTAAAGGAGGATAATTTGCCTATGGCAAACCTAGATAAAGATGGCGAGGCACTACTGTCTCCCATGCCCACAGTAATCGCCCGCTCACTGCTGGACGACCCGCGCTATGTGAAGTGCCCGCGCTGCTGGCATATGCACTCCGTCAAGGAAAACTATGATTCACTGTGCGACCGCTGCTGCCTGGTGCTGATCGACGCGCATCAAGACCATGCCAGCGTACCGCACATTCTGGCCAACCGGGCCGCGCAACGGGTGAAGTATGCGCCCATCGTTTCGCCGATGCAGGTTCAACCCCTGCCAGTTTCATCCTGCCAATAGGGCCAGGCTCTGCAATTGATTGATGTAAATCGGCACCAAAAATATGCAAACCCTTGAAAGCCAACTTCGCCATGCAATTTGTTGAACTGAAAGCCAGACCACCACCCAGTATAGACAGCGCTGGATTGGTGCAATACGTTGCTTGGGAGACGGCATCTCATAGGGATATAGAGCCTAAAGCATTCTGGCTTTATCCAAATGGCGCACTGGTAAAAAACCGCCGCTTGGTAGCAATTGCAGATACGCCAGAAGATGCATGGGCACTAGTATCAAAAGACACAGCATTAATGGATGAGTTTGGCGTTGATCTGAATCTTCCAAAATATGCAGAAAATCTTCCTGGATCAAGCTGGATAAACGAGCCTTTTTGGCTTGGTGAACCACAATGGATTAGGGGCTCCTAAAAATGGCTGAATTCGACGAAACACCGGTTCCATATGAGCCCCGAACCACGCCTGCCATACAAGCAGTAACCCCCGACTTTGTTTCTATTGCAAAGAAAATGTTTGCGGCTGAGGATGCCTATGGATGCGGGTTTTATGGGCAATCTGACTGGATAGACGCATACGACAAACTGAGAGAACTTTTCAACTCAATAACAGAAAAACATGAGCAGAATCAACCTACGGCCTAGCCCAGTCGAAAAGCTCTATGCTGCATTCGAAGTTGAGTCGGAAACGCTCGACGGGAAAACCGCGTTTTATGTGCTGGGCAAGAAAGTCGACAAGCAATCCGACATTTTCCCCACCATGACGGCTATGATGCAGGGACGCATAGCAGTTGCACCCCAGTACCATGCAATATTACCCGGATAAAACAATGAGTAAACTAGGGTACGAGCAATCAAAAGCAATCGGCACCGTGCAGCTTGTGTGCGGGTTGCCGTATCTGACTCGCTATTTTCTTGACAAGCCAATCATCGCCCCACCAGAGCATATGGCAGGTCAGCGCTTTTACAGGCCGTGGGTTCTAGAGGATGCAAGGTTTGATGCATGGGTAGAGACAGCACTAATCGCAGATGACCACAGCTACGCATATATTCATCCCAGCTTAGACGATAAGCATGATAGACAGCAATTTGTGCATTCCATGCCAGAAGGCTATCCATTTTAATAAAACCCGGATAGAATTTGCGCACAGATTCAATCTTAGAAAGTTAACGAACCATGCCATTTCAGAAGGGCAGAGCAAAGACAGGCGGCAAGGTAGCTGGACAGCTCACCAGGGGCACAATCGAGTTCCGGGCTATAGTTACCCAGCTATTGAGCGATAACGCCTCTAATGTGCCTATTTGGCTTGAGCAAGTTGCGAATGGCCACGGCGAAACAAAGCCAGCACCTGAGAAAGCATTGGATTTATTGGCAAAGCTGGCTGAATACGCAGCGCCTAAGCTGGCTAGGACAGAGGTAAGCGGCGAGGGTGGCGGGCCGGTGAAGTTTGAGATTGCAGCGCCATGGCTAAAGCAGGCCATTGAGGACAGAAACAAGTAACTTGTGGATAACTTGCGACGATAATCGCGTAACAAAATTACAAAACAGGCATAAAGTGCCAATAATCTCGGACTGGCACTCATAAACACGATTAAATGGCTGTAACTGCTCAAAAAATAGGCATAAACAGCTATGAGCCACGAGGCCCGTTCGTAGAGTTCCACAATCGCGCTGAACGCTGGGCGGCTTTAGTCTGCCATCGCAGGGCAGGTAAAACGGTGGCCTGCATTGCCGAACTTGTCTTATCCGCGCTGATAACGCCAAAGCAGGATGCCCGGTACGCTTACGTATGCCCACAATACAACCAGGCTAAGGACGTGGCCTGGGTCTACATCAAGCGCCTGACGGCGGACATCCCGAAAATACAGTACAACGAGTCAGAGCTTAGGGCTGACCTGCCCAATGGAGCGCGCATCCGGCTCTATGGTGCGGACAATCCGGACAGATTGCGCGGCTTGTACCTGGACGGCGTGATCCTGGACGAATATGCAGACATGCGCTCTGGTGTGTGGGGTGAGATCATCCGGCCCATGCTGACAGACCGCAGGGGCTGGGCTGTGTTCATTGGGACACCCAAGGGCCATAACGCCTTCTATGACCTGTACACGGCGGCGGTAGAGAATGACACATGGCACACAATGACACTCAAGGCCAGTGAGTCAGGGCTGATTGATGCGGACGAACTTGCAGACGCCAGCGCCGGGATGACAGAGGATCAATACGCGCAGGAGTTCGAGTGCAGCTTTGAAGCGGCCATTGCGGGGGCTTACTATGCCCGTGAGTTCGATGCCATTGGCGACCGCATCACGGATGTCCCCTATGACCCGGTGTTGCCCGTCTACACAGCTTGGGACATCGGCTACAGTGACGACACGGCGGTATGGTTCTATCAAGTGACGCGCTCTGAAATACACGTAATCGACTATTACGCGGCCAATGGTCACGGCGTACAGCATTACGCTGACATGCTGGATTTACGCGGCTATAACTATGCCAAGTCAGGCACAAAGCCATTCCTTTGGCTACCGCATGATGCCAGGGCAAAGACGTTCGCCAGCAATGGCAAGTCAACGCAGGAGCAATTCCAGACGCTTGGATACACCTCGCGCATCACGCCAGAACTGTCATTGCAGGACGGCATCCAGGCACTGCGCAAAGCCTTCCCACGCATGTACTTTGACAAGCAAAAGTGTTTTGATGGCCTTGAGGCGCTGAAACTCTACCGGCGCGAGTGGGACGGGGATAAGAAGATATTCAAAGACAAGCCATACCACGACTGGACAAGCCACGCGGCAGACGCTGCCCGTTATATGGCGATTGCGTACCAGGCCTTAAAGCCTGACAAAACAGAGGAAGAGCCCCGTTTCCCCATCCGAGGCACAGAATCAGGACGAATAATTACACAAAGCCTTGATGAAATGTGGAATAATGCCCCCAAACGCTCAAAAAGGATATAACGATGGCTGGCTTAAGCAATTCTGGTTATGTAGCGGCTCCCATTACGGCAACTGCACTGGTTAAGACCGGGCCGGGTGTTTTGGGTGCCATCGTTGTCGGCTCCAGCACGGCGGGAACTATCAAGGTATGGGACAGCCTGACCGCATCGGGCACGGTGATCCTTGAGACAACCAGCGCTATTACAGCGCCGTTTGTGCTGACCTTGCCGGTAGCCTTCAGTGTTGGCCTGTTCATCACTGTGGGCGGCACTCTTACCGCATCAGTGCTGTATGGCTGAAAAGCCGGATGATGCGCCAGCCTCTAGTGAGGACTGGTTTACCAATCTCAAGCTGTCCAAAAACGAGCTAAAGAGCTGGGTATCCAAAGGCGAAAAGGTAGTCAAGCGTTACCGCGACGAACGTGCAGACAGTGCCGGTGGCAAGCGATACAATATTCTCTGGTCAAACATCCGCACGCTATTGCCAGCGGTGTACACCAAGAAACCCAAGGCTGAATGTGAACGGCGCTGGAAAGATCAAGACCCGGTAGGCCGGTGCGCCTCCACCCTGTTGCAGCGCTGCCTGCAATTCGAGATTGACCATTATCCCGATTTTGACAACGCATTGCGTAACGCTGTGCTGGATAGGTTATTGCCTGGCCGTGGCGTGGCATGGGTTCGATATGAGCCAACCTACAAACAGGAAGAGGCCGACGAATCAGTCGATCCGCAGATCACGGACGTAGAAGAAAGCGAGACACTGGAAAACGAGTGCAGTCCGGTGGATTATGTGTTCTGGAAAGACTTTCGCCATTCACCCGCCCGGACATGGGAAGAAGTAACATGGGTTGCCCGCCGCGTCTACATGGCGAAGGAAGAGGGCATCGAGCGCTTTGGGGATGACTTCAAAACCATCCCCATGACGCATGAGCCTATCGGCATGGATGATCTCAAGCGTGATGGCGCTGTGAATGACAGCTTGAAAAAAGCTGTAGTTTGGGAGATATGGGACAAGGCTTCGCAATCGGCTATCTGGGTTGCAGAGGGCTACGATTCAATTCTTGATACCAAACCTGACCCGCTCAAACTTGAGGGATTCTTCCCCTGCCCTCGCCCACTGTTCGCCACACTGACAAGTGACAGCCTTGTTCCCGTTGCTGATTACCTGCAATACCAAGATCAAGCCGACGAGATTGACGACATCACGGCGCGTATTTCCAAGTTGGTAGAAGCGTGCAAGGTAGTCGGGGTTTATGACTCAAGCCAATCCGGCGTTCAGCGGATGCTGAGTGATGGTGTGGATAACATTATGATCCCCGTCGATACCTGGGCTGCATTCTCTGAAAAGGGCGGCATCAAAGGTGTGGTTGACTTCCTGCCCCTGGACATGGTTGTCCAAGCGTTAGAGCGCCTTTACATCGCCCGTGAAGCTGCCAAACAGATCATTTATGAAGTAACCGGCCTGTCTGACATCATCCGGGGCGCATCGGTAGCCAGCGAGACAGCGACCGCACAGCAGATTAAAAGCCAGTACGCTAGCCTTCGATTGAAGGAAATGCAATCAGACGTGGCCCGTTTTGCCAGTGACATCCTGCGCATCAAAGCACAGATTATTTGCCAGTTTTATTCGCCTGAAACGCTGGTGACCATGAGCGGCATGGCGACTACCAAAGACGCGCAATACCTGCCACAAGCCATCCAACTGCTGCAAAACGACACCTTGAGGGCTTTCCGCATCGCCGTTGAGACTGATTCACTGGTGGAACTGGACGAACAGGAAGAAAAAGCCTCGCGCATGGAGTTTTTGACCGCCGCCGCTGGGTTCATTGAAAAAGGCATGAATGCGCCGCCTGCACTGATCCCGCTGATGGGTGAAATGCTGCTTTTTGGCGTGCGATCCTTCAAAGCCGGTAAGACCATGGAGGCCACGCTAGAGCAGTTTATCGAGGCTGCAACTGAAAAGGCTAAGACGCCACCGCCTCCACCGCCAAACCCTGAAATACTAAA